AACCACACGTTTGAATACCTTGGTTTTGGTCCAGGTAACTACTCAACTGGTTTCCCTGCACGTCAGGAAGTACTACTCAGTTCTATTCAAGACTTCTATGCACAGTCTAAGAAGCAGAATGGTGGTTTAGTATTCTATACTGGTCTTAACTCTAATGGTGACCTATACATTGGCAACCGTAAGATTGATGCTATTACTGGTGAAGAAGAATTCCTAGAATCTGCATCACTTGTTGATTCTGCTGATGAGGATGATGCAATCGGTAACCTTGTTACTACATTTGATACTCCTGTTACATTTAACGAGTATATCACAGTTAATGGTGGTGAGAATAGTGATAAGACAAGCACATTCAATTCACCTGTAACAGTTAATGTTCCTGCAACTGTTAGAGATACCACTCTTGGTGATCCTACTAAGGGTGTTCTAACATCACTTAAGGTTACTTCAAACGTATCTAATACTAAGGATGATTCTACTCTTGATACAACATCAATGCAGAAGAATCGCCAAACTCTTGGTAATATTATTATTGCTGGTAACAGAGTTGCATCTGCAATCTTCCAGTTTAACCAACGTGGTTCTGATGGTTCTGGTCAAGGATATAAGATTCAGACACATATTGCTGGATCAAGTAATATAGCATCTAATATAACTCCTGATCAGGGTGCTACATTTAATGCACTTCAGGTTGTTGATTATAATGGTGCTGGAGCTCCTTTAAGTGGTGATATTTTACTCAAGGGAGATTCTACACAAGCAAGTGGTTCTCTTGGTTGGATTCTTGCTAATAACTTTGTAGATGTAGAAGGTCAGATTAATAAACTAGCATTTGCTGCTGGTCCTAATAATGGTACTACTGTTACTATTACTTGGAAGACAGGTATTAATAATGGTAATGTTATTGCTGGTGGTCTTACTGCTGGTATGGAGTTTAAACTCAAGGATACCAATGAGACTAAGATTAATGGAGTTCACTTAATTAATAGTGGATTTGCTAATAACTCTGATACATGCCAGTTTAATATAACTGAAGTTATCACTCCTGGTACTGAGTGGATTTGGTCTACTCAACCTACTGCTGCGACTGCCGCACTTGCTACTTCTGGATGGAAGGAATTGGGTGTACTTGGTGCTGAATCTATCAGAACAGATACTCAAACAATAGGTAATTACAAGCTTGGTATTAATACAGTAGCACGTTCTGCACATTCAGCATATGAGACAGCATTTGTTTCTGCTGAAACAGATCCACGTGCTAACTTAGATGTAGTTGGTACTGCATTTATTAGTGGTAAATCAATTGCTAATTATACTGGTGAGGCTACCACAACTAAGACAGAAACTAATCAAGACAATGCATTCTTAGTTGGTGGTGATAGTGGAACTCCTGCTAACGCAGCAACATTCAGAGTTTCTACTACAAATAGTGGTAGGGTTGGTGTTAATACAACTCTGGCAGAAACAACTGATTCTCTAACTGTTAAGGGAACCGCTAAGGTTACTGGTGATGCTACGTTTGAAAGTGATGTTGCAATCAATGGTGGTGGTGCTGGTAGTTCTAATGCTGCTGATGTAACAACTGCCATTACTGATGGTACAGTTAATCTGTTCATGACCAACACATTTGTTGGTAATGTATCTGGAGCATCTCCTGCTAACGGTCTTAAGATTGGTGGTAATGCGAGAAACATTGAGATTGGTAATGTAGCAACTGCTTCACAGAATATTAAGATTGGTGATACAAGCACTGCTAGTATTGTATCTCTGGGTGATACAGCTGATGGAGCATTAAATACTGCTCAATGGTCTCAGGTTAAGATTGGTGGTAATATTGCTAACAATGAGGATTATTCATACACCAATATTGGAACAAGAAGTTTACGTGTTGATGGTGATGCATGGATTGGTTACAGGTATAATGATACTACAATTCAACCTGATAGAACTGTAAATCTTAAATCTAATGCTAGTCAGGTTGAGTTCTTCTCTAACTCTGGTGGTCCTTCTGTAATTAACTTTGGTCTTAATGCTTCTGAAGTTAATATCGCTGGTCAAGGTGGTACTACTAAGATCAATAACTCTTTAGAAGTTGTTGCTTCTGCTAAGTTCAATGGAGACATAGAACTCTGTGGTGGTGTAGTTTCCTTTAGTTTCACTGGTGATAGAGGACAGTTAGGATCTACCATTGTAACACATGCTGATGGTGTTAGTTCTCCTTATAGTGCTACTAATCCTAATAAGAATATTGATATTGTAACTGTACTAGTTAAGACTATTGCTGATCCAGATTATAATCAGGTTGATACTGCTGGTGCTGGTGTTTGGGGAACAATTGCTACATTCCAGTCTACACCAACAAATACATCTTTCCCTGCATTGAGTGGTGACGAGTATTACTTACCACTTAAAAATGCTCCTGGATCATACTTCTCGTTACAAGATTATGTTATTGTTGATACTGGTATTAATACATCACCAGTTAGACATCCTGAAATATTCCAGGTAACTGGTTTAACAAGTGTATCTGCTTCTCCATATTATTTGAAGGTTAAGAAGCAACCATTTGGTACTTTCACTGATACTCTTGGTAATCATCCAGATACAACTCCTGTTTACAAAGTTAATGTTCAGTTTGATTCTACATGGACTAAGATTGGACTTGACAATACAGGACCACAGGATCTATTAGATCTTGCAGAATTTGGTGGTGGATTAACAACTAATGATTATGTGATTGTTGATCGTGATCCTACCACACCAAGTGCAGGTGAGGTTATTAAGATTGCTGCTTTACAGAGTCAAATAACACAGAAACTTAGAGTTACTGATTGTGGTAATCCTGAGAAGACAGTATTTGAAGTTAACTCTGTAACTGGTGATACAATTATCACTGGTACTACAACCATTAATAATTCCTTGAATCTTAATGGTGGTTGTGATAAGATTGTAAGGGTTTATGATACTGGTACAAGCAGAGCATCATTCCCAGCTAATCTTGCTACTTCTGGCACACAGAGTCTTACTGGATTAACAACTAATGACATTTCTCAGATACAGTTGGGAGATATTATTAAGTTAACTACATTTGATTCTACTCATCCTGTAGTTGTAGCACCTGATACAAAGGTTGTTGAGATTGACGCAAATTCAATCAAACTATCTAAACCAATTGGTAATGGAGCTGCTCTAACTTCTGTTAACTTTAAAGCTACTAGAAACGAAGAGTTTAATATTACTGATGGTAATGAGCAGAATATCTTGAATCTTGATACTTGTTCAGGTGTTCTTGAATTAGGTAATCAATATAGAAGAATAGATGTTGAGAGGATTCTACCAACACCTGAGTCTGCTGCTAATTCAGTAACTACATTCGGTGCTATAGAAGATCATATAAGAGCATACTCTTATTGGGTAGATCCTAAGTATCTTAATACTGGAGGTCCAAGAGCACACTTAACTGCTGTTGCTGCTACTGGAACTGTTCCTGGATCTGTTTACTTAACTGTTAATCAGTTAGGAACAGGTGAGGGTGCATATGCTGTTGATGATTTGGTTCTTGTTATTAAGAAGTCAGCATTTGATGCATATGGTGATAGTGTTAATGGTTGGGGTGCTCCTTCTGGAACAACTGCTCCAGTAATGGAGATAATGAAGGTTGCTGCTATAGATTCAGCTGCTAAAATCATTAGATGTATTCCAGCACAAGAAGGAACAACTGCTAGAACATTAACAGATTATCTTGCTGGATCTGACATCAATGATGTTAATGGTGCTCACGTTATCAGGATTATGAAGTATGCAAATACTTCTCATGTAACTGATATTGCTTTAAGACAGAGAACTATAAGTGGTGTAACTACCGATTATGTTTCTTGTATTCTTGAGAAGGGTTACATTACACAGCAGAAACTTGATTACATGCAGTTGATCAGGTTTGTTGATACTAGATCTACTCAACTATTCACTGATCAGTGGTTCATTGCAACTGGAATGTTGTTTGGAACTTCTCATCAGACAACGATGAATGAGTTTAAGCATCAAGGTCTTGCTACAAATACACGTGGTGATCTCAAGATTAATAAGGATCTTGAGATGGTAGGTGGTCAGATTGATATCTATGATTCTGTTAGAAGTACTAAGATATTAAGTCTAACTAATGATGATGGTCACGCAGATCATGCTGGTACTATAACATTTGAAGCTGGTATTGTTGGTAGAGGTGCTCTTACCATTTACCCAACTTCATGTCCTGAGTCTATCGCACAGTTCGGTTGTGAAGTAGCATTTAGTGTTGATATTGGTAGAAATGTTACTGCTGGTAGCACACTAACAGTTAATGGTGATACATCACAATCACCAACTGCAACTGCTAAGTTTAGTGTTAACAAACTTGGTGTTAATGGTGCTAATAGCTTTAACGTCAACCATGATAACTCAATTGATTCGTTTGGACTTGAGAACTTCTATAATAGCAACGGTGGTCGTCATGCTAGGTATCTTGCAACTGGTGCTGATGAGCAAGATAAGTATCTGAAATCAAATGTTCAGTATTTTGCTAATATATCAACAGGTGATACTTTTGTTGTATATCTACCATCAGCTCCTGTTAGTGGAGATGCAGTTAGCATCATTGATGTGGGTGGAAACTTAACATATAATACATCACTTGTTATTAGAGCACAAGGTAGTGGAACGAGAGTTCAGGGTGATTCTTCTGGTACAACCTTAGGACTTGCAGGATCTACTCCATATAATGCTGGAGAAATGATTGTCCAAACACCTCACGCAGGTCTCACACTAGTATACATAGGAGGGACAGATTCGTTAGGAAATAGTGTTGGAGGATCTGTTTCTGGTTGGTGGTTGAAGGAGGTTTAAAAAATGGGTAGTTACAATCGTATCAAAGCTTCTCAGCAAGCACCTATTGGAACCATTATGCCTTGGGCTGGTGGTTCTGGTGCTGGAGATGATGGTGTTCCATCTGGGTGGATAGTTTGCAATTCTTCTAAGAAAGGATTATATGCTGCTGATTATCCTCTTCTTGCGAGGACAGTTGGCAATGTATATGGACCATTTCCTTCTAATCAAACACAACAACAAGGTTTGAATATTGGTATTATATTTACCAGTAATGGTGGTAAGGGTTTCCCATATAATCCACCAGCAGGTAGATCAGGACATGATCCTAATAAACCAGTTGATACATTTGATCTTCCAAATTTAAATCAAATTGCTCTAGTTGATATTGAGGCAACTAGGATTAGTGATGCGACAGTATATCCAGCAGGAAATCCAACTGCTACTCCACCTGTACCAGCTGATCATAGGTATAATAATTTGTTGACTATTGGTACATACCTCAGTCCAAATGGTTCTAGTGGTACACAAGCACCAACAGAAGATTCTACTGCTATTGATCTTGTTTTTGCAATGGAGGCATCTGCTAATCTTGCTGGTAGGATAACAGGGATTACAATGGAAGATCCCATATATTTTACTACTGTATACGTTATACCAAGGAAGTTGGGTACTAATCATATGCCTAGGCATACACATAGAGCAATAGATACAACTGATGCTTCTCAGTTCTACAGTGCTTTTCCTCAAGCGTCTCCATTATTGGAGTTTGTTCCTGGTAAAGATGTTAGAGCAAACAGCGTAACAAATACTTCAAGTATAAACCCAGCCAGTCAGAGATCAAGTACTGGTGCTGCACAGACATTCACTCCAGGATTACAATATATCACTTTCTACGATCAAACTGATGGCGGCATCTCTATGGTTCTTACCGATGGTCAGAAGAATATTGGAGCAGATACCAATAATGATGGTCAACCAGATACAAATTTAAAATTACCTGATATTGATGTATATCCTGGCACTCCAGCAACTACGAGAGCAGTTGGTAATTTGCATAACACTGTTGGATATAATGATGATTATAGTGGTGTTGCTGCTGTTGCTGCCGATGCTTATGTTGGAGTATTTCCACCACCAGGAAGGTATAGTGGTAAAAGAAATTTTTATGCTTCATTAGATATTCCAACATCACTTAGAGGATCTGGAATGCCTCAATCTTATATTGCAGATATGAGTTACACTGGTAGTCAACCTATTAATACTAATGTACCACCAATGACAGGTAATACTTATTCTACTACTCTTAATCATGACAGTGAGAGATGGGCAGATGGTAATTTAAGATCTCATGCTCATGATGCAATGGAGGTAAGTATGGGTGACGGTCTTTCAATACCAACTACGCTTCTAGTTAATGATGTTTCTACAGGAACATCAAATCCAGTTACTCAGGATACTGCTTTGACTGTTGCTATTAATCCAAATACACCATCTACAACGATGATGTATATTATGAGGGCATACTAATGGCAGTTTTCTATAATGAAGCAAAAGGAATACATGGATCCCTTACAGGAAGTATAATATCCTTTCCTGTTGAAGTTGCAGATAATGATCCTGTTTCTTCTATGAATAAGAAAATATTACCAGCTGGATATTTAAGATGTGATGGAAGAGTGCTATCTTCTGGTGATTATCCTCTTCTTGCTATTGTATTAGGTGTGGGAAATTCATCTAAGTATCAAAAATCAACACAAGCATTAACTACCACTCAGTTTCAGTTACCAGATTTGAGAAGTAAACATATTAGAGCGACTACATCTGCAAATATTGGTACATATAATGATTTAGAGGTTATTAATGCATCTGATAATACAGAATTAAAAGCAGGTGTTGGACTGAGTGTTATTGCTAATATTGAAAGTCCTTTTACTATAACATATACTGGATCATTCTATATACCACCACAAACTACTGATTTGAGAGGTGAACCTAGATTTGCATTAGAGACAGGATCTTATACTTTTACTTCTGAAGTTGCTCAGAATGCATTTCAACCACATATGCATAGGAGTGAAACTTTAAGAGCTAGGCAGAAAGATGTGAATGGTAATCATTTTTCTGGTAGACAAAGGAATTCAAAGAGAGTTAAGAGTACTCTTAATGTATGTCAATGGTGGTGGAATACACCTCAACCTTTATGTTACTGGGCATTTACTAATGCTTTACAGTTTAGAACTCAGACTGGTACAGTTCAGGTTGGTGGATCTGCAACTTATGGTCCTACTACTGTTACTCAGTGGGGTGCATGTTGGAGTGGTTGTGCTAACTTTGTTTCTTCTGGTTATTGTCTATGGCCAGATGAGACGACATGTAGTGAGTTAGGTAGTTTTAATAAAACTGATTGGAACGTTACTTTATCTGTTACTGGTGACCCTGGTGACTGTAACAGAGGAGATAGTAATGAAGGTGTTATTACATATTTTGGTAATAATATTGATCACTCAATGACAGGTCCGACTTGGACACAAGACTGTGATTGTGCTACGGTTCTTGGTGTATGTTGGGGTGGTGATAATGGATTATCTTATACAGATACTAGACCAAGTAGTAATGTTCTACAAACTGATCTACAGGGAGATAAGAATATGCCTTGGGCTCCTCTTGATACATTATATCAAGAAGGATACGGTGCTGTTACTAATTTAACTACATTGACTGGTAGAATTGGTAATACAGGTGAGCATAGGCATAGATTGGATTTAGATCCTGATGAACATCCACACACATATAAGATGGTAACAAGAGCTTCTACTGCTAGAGCAGATAGTGGACTTACATCCAATCTTAGTTTTACAACTAATACCAGTCCTAAGGCAGATAAATACATACAGCCTTACATAATAACAGAATACCTGATTAAGATCTGATGGCCACGTATAGATCAACTTACGAGAATTTTTACACCGATAAGCAGGGATCTTATACTGCTATTGGAGCTATTGTGCCGACCTTTGCGAATCGGTTTACAACATCCATAACAGAAACTGGATATACTCCACCACCTGGTCAATCTATTAATTCACCACATTACACTCAAAAAGGATTTTTATATTGTGATGGATTAAGTTATGATATTAATGATTATCCTGCATTATATGATATCATTAAGAACACATATAATGATGACACTGATGCAAATAGTTTAACTAATCCCGTTAACAATAATTCTATTCTGTTTACTGATAATGGTACTGCTGGATCATTATACAGAACTTTTGTTGATGGTGGTAATTTATATGCAGAAGTATATCAAAAATCTTATACACCGCCTGGATCAGGATTAACATATAAATCACGTGCATTACCAAATAATTGTGAGGTAACATTTGTTGGTGGCATGGGTGCAATGCCAGGTGGAGGGATATTTACTGCTGATAGTCCTAAGGTATTGGAATTTAATAGCAGTTATCAAAGTTTAAAAACATCTGGACAAGATACTACAGTACATAGATTCATAGTTGGTACTGCAACTGAGACTGTTGATGTTAATTGGTCTATCAGTTCTAGTACTCTAATTCAAACACAAGATACATATCCTATTCTTCCGATAGAATATTATGGTACTGTTCCAAAGAATGATCCTACTAGTTTTAATACAACTGGATATGATGAGTATACAGATGCTAAGAACTGGTCTCCTCAATTATCTTGGAGTGGTTTAACTGGACTACCAACTGCTGTTAGTATTGATACATGGGAGATATATCTTCAGGATATGTCCAATGCTAATCAGATTCAATGGCATATAACAAATATTCCTGCTACAACTACAAGCATTAATGCTAATGTAGCATCATTACCAGCAGGTGCAACTATTATAAAGAATACTGTTGATAGAGCTGCAACTCCTAGACCTCTTGCTTCTTCACCTAATGAATGGGTAACAACTACTGGGTATTCTGGACCACAACCAGATACTAATACGAAGAATATCTACAGGTTCAATGTTATTGCTAGACTTAGTAATGGTCAAGCATGTATTGCACATTTAGATTTCACAGCAGGTACTTCTAGTACTGCTGCACCAATAAACAATACAGGTAATATAACTTGGAGTAATTTCTTAACAGCATCAAGTGGTAGCCCAATTGATAAGACACTTGGATTTGATGAGGATATCACAGCAGGTAGAGCAGCAGGAGCAGGTGGTTTAGTATTTGATCCACCAACTGATATATCATACAACTTTAAAGTAGAAATATATGATCCATCTGGTAATGGTAATACTAAGTCAAGGGTGTGGTCTGATGCTAGTACGCAAGGAGCATGGGTAAATCATGGTACTGGTTGGACTACTATAGCACAGACTACACAAGGGGGTGATGGATCACGACCAACAGGAACATTACATAAGTTAGAAGCAGTAAGATATGATAATGCTGCTAATAATGCTGGATGGGCTGCTGTAAGAATTGATGGTGAGTTTCGTCTCATTGATGCTAGACCAGAACCATTAGAATCTAGTCCACATTATGAGGATAGTGTTACTGTAAAAGGACTTGCTGGAGGAGTATCTAGTACAACATTTAATCAAGATTGGACATCATTTGGTGCATATACTGAGACTGGTGGTGGAGTTAGGAAATCTCCTATTGGTATGACCATCGGTGTTGCAGGAACTGGATATACTTCTGCTACTGGAGTTGCTACAACTGGTGGTGGAACAGGATTGACTGTTGATACTACAGTAACAAGTGGAGCAATAACGGCAATCGCTGTTAATAATCCTGGTAGTGGATATGCAGTGGGAAATATTATTACTGTTACTGGTGGTAATTCGGATGCAAGACTGACAGTTACTAATACTCAGAATGTAATAAGTGGACATCCAAAGGTTAGAGTTAGAAAGGTATATAATGGTTCAGATTATCCTCAGTTATTAGGTAAGTTTAAAATACCTGATTATAGAGAGAGAAAGTTAATTGGTATGGGTGAGGGTGTCGCTGGTGCTGGTACACCATTAGTAGAAGCTAGGTCTTCTGCTACAGTTGGTGGTATTGGTGGTAAGTGGATTTTACCAACAACTACTATTGATGATCCAGCAGAATTTTTTACTATTAGTGATGTAGTTACCAGTGGATATTCTAGTGTTAATACACAAATACAAGCATATCTTACAGGATCAAAGAAGATTACCATTGGTCCAATGGAGGATTATTTCTTCAATAGACCACCAGAACATGATCACCAGTTATTACACAGTTCTAGAGATGAAACATATCCTGCTTCAATGGGTGGTATGGATCGTTTTAGTACTGGATATAGTAATGTAAAAGGTGCTATTCTTGATTTTGAACCAGCAACTAGCGATGGTGAAGCATTAGGTCACTCTCATGGATTGCTTGATTCTAGACCAGTTAACTCTGCTATGACAACTTATGGTAATAGTGCTGGTGTTGGTGATAGACAACAGAAATTTTCTGGAGGATCACTATCAACAGTATTTGGAAATTCTAATTTACCAACGTATTCTGATCAAGGTAATAATGCATTACCAGAATTGAATGCACTCCATCCAGTAATACATGCTTTTGATGGTGCTGCTAGTACTTATTGTGATATGACAATGGAGTCCAATGCTAACTGGAGTATGTTAACATTTGGTACTCCTATAGCTAATGTTACTAAGATTGTTGTTGGATATGATGGTGCTGCACATGTTGGATATAACACAGGCAATCTTGTTACTTCGGGTACTGGCAGTGGTAGTAGGCAAACAGTAACAATTCATAATGGTTCTGCTACTACAATAAACAATCTTTATTTTGTAACTCAAGGAACTCCTCTTGCAGGATCTGGAACTGGATATGCAAGATTATATGATGTTAAGATGACCATTGGTGGAACAGAGACAGAATTGAAGCAAGATGGTAGTGGATGTTATGAGTATGCTATTACTGAACCACCAAATGTTCCAACTGATACGGTTACTAGTGATGGTACTACAGTAACTATTACTACAACAACAGAGCATGGATTGGTTGTTGGTGATTGGGTTGTAGTTTCAGGTGCTGGTTTTACGGGAGAAGCGGCAAAATATAATGGAACATTCCAAGTAATATCTGATAATTGGAATGCTCAGAGGATATCATATACTCCAACATCTGCACCTGCTTCAGGTACAGCTGCATCTTCTAATACTGTTATAAGAGAAGCAGCAGGATATTTTCAGGATCAAACAAATACTCCTTCCCCTAATGTATGGTCTGTTGATGCTTTACCAGTAGTTATAGGTGGTAAACCAATATTCTCTACTGATCCTGATCAATATGGAGATCCATTGTGGACTCAAACATTAACATCAGCAAATAGTTTTACCCAAAGTTTTAATTCTTCTGATGATGTAAGAGGATATTTCTTTGTAATGAGAGCACCAGGTGGAGGTGGTGGAACGTCAGCAAATAATGGTGGAAATGGTGGAAATGCTTCTGTTAACTTTACATTAAATGTAGGTGGTTCTCCTGTTACCTATACAGTTACCCTTCAGGGTGGTAGAGGAGGAACAAAAGGAGATTCTGGTGGTGCTGGTGGATCAGGTGGTGTAGTTACAATCACATCAACAGATGGAAATCCTAGTGCATTGTTAAATGATGATCGTGTTACATTTAGTACAAATGCACAGGGTAATGGTGGTGCATCTGGTGGAGCAAATGACGAATCAACTCCTGCTGGTGGTATAGGTGGAACACCTGATGATGCCACAGATGGTGGTGGAGGACAAGGTAGTTATGCTACAACACCAGCTTCAGGAAATTTCTATCAACCTGCATCTGGGTCTTATACTTCTAATGGATCTTATAATGCATCTGCTGATAATAGAATACCAGCACAATCTTCTATTGATTATATTGAGATAGAAGCAATTGGTGGTGCTGGTGGTCATGGTGCTAAGAATTTACAAGGAAATTGCCCTACTCCTGGATCTACCTATGATGGATATGGTGGTGATCGTGGTAAGGGTAGAAAGATAACTGGTATTACTGGTAGTTCAAATGGTAATAATCCTACACCTCAATTTGCTACTAATTTTGAGTGGACGATAGGAGGAGAAGGAGGAGACGGAAAGAACCAATATACTGGAGTTTCTACTGAAGCAGCAACAGTTGGAGGATCAGGTGCTGGTGGATCAAAAGGTGGTAGAGGTGGTAGAGGTGCTTGGGGTAATGGATCTTCAGCTGGTGCTGGTGGTGGTGCTACTGGAATAAAAATACCTGGTGCAAGTTGGTTGCTTGGAGCTGGTGGAGGCGGTGGTGCTGGTGCTGGCGGTGGTGGAGATAATGGTGCTGGATGGATTGATCTTTGCTGGAATGGTGGAAATGGTAGAGATCCTCAGAATAGTAATTATATAGCAACTGCTATTGCACCTTCTGGATTTAGTAATAGTCAGAATGGTGGAGAGTCAGGATGCACCGCTGGAGGCGGTGGAGGAGGAGGTGGCGGCTTCGGTGGTGGTGGAACTGGAGATGGTGGTGCTGGTGGACAAGCTGGTGCTGGTCACGTAAATACAGGATCTGGTGATGGAGGATATGCTGGTCGTTCTGCTGCTAACAGTCAGTTCTTGACAAATGTTCCTACCAACAGTTATGAAGGAGGTGAAGCAGGTGGATCTGTTAGGTTTAGAGTATTCTACACAGGAAATACTATTGAGAAATCTGGTGGTGGAGGTGGTGCTGGTGCAGAAGTAGTATTCAGTATTACTGGTACTACTAGTGATATTCAATCACAGGTTTCTGCTAGTCTAGGATCTTATGGTAGTGCTGGTGCTGGTGGTTCCCCAACTGCTGCTGGAAATGGTGGAGATGGATATGTTTATGTTAGAGCTCTTCCAATTCAAGAAGGTGGACAGCAAATTTTAGATTATACAATACCTGCTGGACGTGTTTACTCTGTTCCTGGATTTGGTACTAATGCTGAGAACTGGGCAACTGTAGGAACTGGATCAACTGGTAATTTAGCAGACATTTGGCATACTTCTAGTGATGATGTTGCAAGAATATCTCCTGCTGCTGGAACATTTGTTGCAATGGCAAATCATTCATCTGTACCTGCTGGTCATCCTACAAATAATTTCTTTAGATTTACTGGAGATGGAGACAGATGGTTGAGAATGGGACCATTGGATCTTACTTCAGCAGAACAATTAGTCTTTAGTGTTATTAAAGGTAATGGTACTAATGGTGGTGCTGCCCCTGAAGAAGCATTAGAATTGAAGTACAATACTGATGTTGATAGTAATTCTTATACAGATATCCAACAGATTGCTACATCTAGTGATGGTACAACAGGAGGGTATTTTAATAAGACCGTTACTCTTGATTCTAATAACCCTGCAAGAACAACTGGTGTGTATCTATTAGTTAAGCAGACAAGACCTTCTAATTCTGGTGATAATGCTAATAACAATGAAGATGAGTGGGGTATATCACAATTTGGTATCATTTATGGACCAGTCACTACTAGAGTATTTGTACCAGCAGTAAGTGCATTCTTACCAGGAAATGAAGGATCATGTGGTCCTGATACTGGTATAAATGAGATTCGTAAAGAGATTACAGCAGGAGATTCTAATATTAGATTCACTGATGGAACATTTACCTTATCATCATCAACACCTGTATCTGTATCAGTTACAGCAACTCCTAAGAAGGAGATATCATTGTTGACTAGATACCACAGGGCTAAATATCTAATAAAAGCATTTTAGTGTAAATCATGGCAGTAACAGTAACAAAGAATGTTGATATCTATTTGAATGCTCTTGATAGGACTATCCTATACAATGGTATTCGTAAACAGATTAGTGATAGTTATTGGGATACCAATATTACACCACTTCTATATCCTTTATGGGATAGTGCCAAGGATAAACTAGAAGTATTCATGGTTAAAAAGGATGGAGCATATCTAGTACAAAGAAATAAGTATAAGAGGGATTTTAAAACAGATTCATCTTCATGGACATCATATGAGTTTGATCCAGCTGGACTACCTGACTATGATGTTGATGATCTTGCTAAGAAGATAAAAGAGAAATTTGTTGAGTTTAGAGATGTAGAAGAGAATAGGTATGAGAAGGCAATTGAGACTGAGTATGCAAGAACAAATTCTTTAACATGGAAGAAGATTGCTGTTGTTAGGAAGTTTATGCTTCAAGACAGTGACTATACTATGATGGAGGATGCTCCAGTATCAGCAGCAGATAAATTGTTGTGGAAAAAGTATAGAGCATATATTAGAGATATTCCTACGATTCAGAATGCTGAGACACCATTTGATGTGGTGTTCCCTATCACACCAGATGAATATAATGCTAGGAAGTCATTGAATATTGATAGTTTAATTACTGAGGTTGTTGGTGATCAGGGAATAAATGCTGAGTATCTCAGTAGTTCTTATCATTTCTGGAAGATGAACAGTAATACACTAAGTTCATTCGCACAGAGGATGTCATTCTATATTGCTGCAAGAACATCAACTGTTGAGTCTGTTACTGCTGATGATAAGGGTGGAGCGAGTGGAATGAGAGTGATGGTATCACCAATTCACACCAAAGCTGCTGTACCATTTGATTCTGATGGTAATAAGGTTGCAGAAGATGCTAGATCAATGGCAGAGAAGTGGAAAGAAGATGATGATAAGGTAAATAGAGATTATATTACTGCTCTATTAGATGCTATTGAAAAAGGAGAATTATAATGCTAGTATCCATGAATTCAAAGAGGTTGTGGGATTTAGCAAAAGGTTATGCTAAAGCCAATAACAAATATATTCTTGTAATTGATAACGTTAAGTGGTTTACATTATCTAATACTAAGAAGGCAACTGTCAAGACATACTATGACGGTGCTGGAACTGGTTCAATACCACAAGACGAAGTGGGAGAAATATTTAATACTAATGATGATCATTATACATTCTATGAGTTTGATGGTCAGGGTGTTGCTGTTGATACTGCAACTGATTGGTTTCCCAAAACTACTGATATTGCTGCCAATGCTAACATAGATGATGATTATTTCATACATTGTTTTGTGATCACACCTGCTGGTGGTGTACCATATACAAATAAGATACCACCCAAGGTCACTTGAAGAACTGTCACAAGCCCCCTATACAGGGGGTTTTTTAATGCTATAGTACATATGTTGAGAGGAATTCACTAGTCTGACACTGAAGCAGACACATGATGTGGGTTTAAAAGGACTGACTCCTCCAACTGCTCTAATCCCCTTTGGTAGTTTCAGGGTTAGGGGCGATAGGAAACTACCACATTAATATTTGCTCTTTATTTCATGAATGTAACGAGATACACAAGGGCAGGAAAACAAGGCAAATGCATTGAATGCCCTCATTGTCAGAATCAAGCAGTAGTATGGCA